GGACAATACATTGTCCGGGTTATGGTTTACAAAAGACTTTGCTTCCTTCTCCCTCTTCGCTGCTCCCTGATTAATCTTTTCTTTGAATCCAGGGAACAACTCAGTCCAACTATCGTATACAATCCCTAACCCGCTTACTGTTTGCTCCTCCCCTGAAGAGCGCACCTCCGGGCCAGATCGCATATACCTAAGTTCTTTCTTCACAATACTAACACCTCCTACTCTGGCGCAATGTCACATTCGCAATAATCGTGTAATGGCGGATGTCCGGTGTTTTGATTTATAGGCAAACTGCCGCCCTCTTTGCCTTCTATCTCATCCCCTGATGAAACAAAAGTGCCTTGAATACCGGCAGTTTTACCATCCATTTCTAAGCAGAATTCACAAGGGTCTGATCCCCCTGCAACCCAAACTAACCTTGTCACACCGCCTGCGGCAAATACTGTCTTTGCTACAGCGCGGGAAAGTTTTACATCCTGCTCTTCTGTTATTTTCTCCGCTCTTACCTCTTCCCACCTTTCAAATTCTTTTTCTAACGCCTCAACCGGGTCTTCCCCTTCGTCAATCGCATTCAATACCGTGTTTTTCACTAGCCGTTGGCTGGTTATTATGTGTGTTTTATTGAAGGTAGCAAGGTAGTCCTCGACAAACCTGTCTACTTCACTCCTAAACTGCTCCTCAGAGACCTCTATTTCGTCGGCAGCCGCCTTCCCTATTGCCTCAGCTAGCCCCGCGAATACCGGTTTGAAGTGACGGTTTAAGTATTTAGAATGTTCCTCGTAATACCTGTCAAGAAAATTATCAAACGCTCCAGTGTCGCGCTCCCCGAATATCTTTTTTGCTTTGGCAAGAACGTCGTTTTTCTCCACCCGTATAGTCCTATCAACTACTTGTCGAAGAGGGTGCTTGTGGCTTTCCGCTATATTTGCCCTATTCCTTATACTTCTCTTTCTCTTTAATTCCTTCACTTTGCCCCCGCGATCATCGGGATGGGTGTCATCCAATTCCTGCTGTTCCTGTATACTCCAATTCAAGGGCATCATGTTTGATTGTATGAAGTGTTCATCTCCACCCTCAATCGGGTTCATGTTTTCTTTTTCTCGAATGTCATTCGGGCTAATAGCTCCAAGATAGAATAAGTTCTTGTAAAATTCAGAGCGTGCTTTACTGTCCCCACGTAACAACCCTTCAATGGCAAACTCGGCAAAATATTCACTCTGATCACGTTCCCTGTATAACCTCCTGTTAATTTCCTGCTCCCAGTTAACCAGATGGGGGCGAAGGGTGAATATTACAAACCCTAAATTCATCTGTTCAATACCGCTTCCCCAACTAGTGTTTTTACTATGCTCCTGAACCAAGTGAAGCGGCACGTTATACAGCCTACATATTTCCTCTGTCTGAAACCGTCTCGTTTCAATAAACTGGGCTTCATTAGGCGGAATACCTGTCCGCTGGTATTTCATCCCTTCTTCCAGCAGCATTAACCGGTGGGATTTTCCCAGACCTGCGTGTTTTTCGTTAAGTTGTTTTTTTAGTCTATCGTATGTCTCCTTGCCTAACTCACCGGGATATTCAATTACTCCACCTGAGTTAGCACCTTCCCCAAAAAACCTTGCCCCAAACTCTTCAGCCGCTTTACCCAAGCCAACCGCCTGCATATTCGCCCGGATCGGCGAAATTCCTTTTAACCCATCAATCCAAAGCCCTCTAAGATGAATTACCTGATTGCTATTCAACCTTGTAAATCCCTTTTCTTCGTGATGCACGTTGTAAAATAACTTACCTTTAATCCTCTCCGGCCTAACCCTCCAAGGAGCAAGGGGCCATAACGCCACCGGCTCACCTGTAAGTTTGTTCACCTCCACTTCTGCGTAGCCATTCCCCCACAACAGCGTGTGCGCAGCCAATAGTTGGCGAAATGAGTAAGAAGTCATTTCCGGGTTGGGTTCATCGTGCAGCAATTTGTAACTGGGATGATTTAATGCTTTTTCTTTCCCCCGTTCTATCCGGCGGTAGCTGTGTAATGGGAGGGATGCCAGGATGGTGCTTAAAATATTTACGCAGGCAAATACCGTCGTGCTCTGTAGGGCAGTCCGCTCACTGACATTAACCCCTGCTAATGTAGGGCGCACTCCAAGTGCCTCTTTCAATTCGTCGCTGGGGTTGGCCAAAGTGCTACTCCGCAACCCCAATGCCTGCTTAATCCTGTCAATTACATTCATCGATTCACCTCCCACTACAATACCCTCAAGTCTTTAGTCCTATACCTTGACGGTTTCTGTTCCCCCTGCCTGATCGCCCTATCCAAACCCATTACCGTTGCCACGACTCCATCTATCCGCTTACCCGTTTTATTTCTGTCCGGCTTTACCGGCTTTATATTTCCGGCAGGGTCTTGTTTAACGGAAAGACAATCTACCATCCATCTGAGCACCTTGTTTCCTCCGTGGTGTAATTGCTTTCCTAAAACCAAAGAAATTAATTCTTTTGTCGGCCCGTTCATTGAGGCGTATCCCTGACCAAATTCCACCACCTCAAAGCCTTCATCCTGCATATCCTGTTGAAGTTTGGTGGCCCCCCATCTATCAAAAGCAATCTCTTTAATGTTGTAAATTCTTCTCAATTCTTTAAGTTTTTCTAATATTGCCCCGTAATGAATTCGATTGCCTTCTGTAACCTCAATTAACCCTTCCCTTACCCAAACATCGTAAGGAACCTTATCCCTGTCTATTCGCTCTTTCAGATTATCCTTGGGCAACCAAAAGTAAGGAACCACCTTGAAACTATCGTTGTCTTTAAATACCAAGACCAGCGAAGTTATATCAGTCGTGCTCGAAAGGTCAAGCCCCGCGTGGCACTCCATTCCCTTTAAATCCTCTACGTTAACAATTCCCGCCGAGTCATCCCAGGCGTCCAGATCGATTACCCTTTCCTCCTGCGAAGTCCAAATGTTTAGATACAACCTCTTAAATGTGTTCTGGTAAGCAGGAACCTGTTTTGCCTTCCTTGCTTCCTGTTTTAAAAAGTCCTCGCTTATACTAACCCCTAAATTCGGATTCGCCTTTTTCCAAGTCTCCGGAGAATACCAGTCGTCACTTTCATCGGCTGCGTAAATAACTCCATAAAAAGAGGGGTCCTCGATAACCCCATCTATTACCTGCCTTGCGTATTCATGGTATTCCCAGCAGATAGAGTTCTTGTCATAGCCTGCCGTGGTTAGGAATATAGTTAAGGGTTCTTCCCTTGCTCCCTGCGAAGTTATCAACGTATCAACTAAATCCCTATTGGGCTGCGTGTGTAACTCGTCAACAACGATAAACGAAGCATTGTATCCGTGAGCTGAGCCGGCATCAGCAGGAATAGCCCGGTAGAAAGAGTTGGTGTCGTAGAAGACAATCCTTTTCTGTGAGTCAATAATATTACATAAATTTGATAACTCCGGATGCCTGCGTATCATTGAAGCCGCCTGATTAAAAACTAAACTTGCCTGGTCTCTATCAGCAGCCGCTGAATAGCACTCCGATTCCTGATCGCCCAAACTTTCGTAAAACAACATATAATTAGCGAGGGCCGCCGCCCACGAAGTCTTCCCGTTCTTCCGAGGTATCTCGATATAAACAGTCCTGTATTGCCTTTTCCCATTTTCTTTAACCGTGCCAAATATATCTCGCACTACTTTCTCCTGCCAATTTTCCAATTTAAAGGGCAAACCTGCCCATTTTCCTTTTGTATGCTCCAATCCTTGTATGAAGTTAACCGCATCATCCGCTCTATCTTTATTGTAAGGCATTTAACCACCTTTTTTCTCTCTCATCATTTTAGTTATATTGTCTTCGTTTTCCTCTTTCGCCCCCGGCAGGCTAATCCTACTCCTGCTACTCGGAGTCAACCCTAATTCGGAACAATATACTCTAATCAACTGCTTCGCCTTGTGTGCTATGTCTACTTCCGGTCGAGCGACCGTATTGGTCTCCTTTTTGGTGTTTGTGTATTCGTAGGTAATCCCTTTTTCTGCAATTACTCTCTCGGCACGAACCATTCGGCTGTATTC